TTTGCGTTAGCACTTTGGCAGTAACCATTGCGGAATCTCCAATGCCTTCGTAGCTGAATAGGTTCGTAATTTACGCCGTCCACCGTAGACGTTTTCAATCTGAAACTCTCGCATCGCGGCTGCCATCTCCGACTGCATTATTAGATGATCGGCCGCCTTCCGCCGCATGACATCGGCAATGGATTGCTCAGCGTCGGACATAACCACGTGAGCTTCCACCGTGTTGATTTGGCCGAACCGCAATAAGCGGCGAATCGCCTGATACCATTTTTCGTAGCTGAACCCGGCGAACCACGTCGCCTTGTGGCAATGTTGCCAGTTCAGCCCGAACCCAGCGATGTCCGCCTTCGTGATGATGTTGCGATACTTGCCGTCCGTGAATCCGCCGAACGCTTCATCGCGGTATTCTTCCGAATGCGAGCCGCGTACTTCGATGGCATCGCAAATAACTTTCTTAAGTGCGTCCGCTTCGTAGTTCGTGTCGCACCACACCACCCATTGATCGGCGTCGTAATTGCAGAGATCTGCTACCACGTCCGCCCGGACTTCTAATGTTGCCCGCTTTTCATGGTGGATTGACGTGGCGGAAATTTCGTCCGTGCCGAACAGGCGGCCAGGTTGCACAGCATCGCTGGCTACGACGTGCTCGATTACCTTTAGCGGTGGCAGGATAAAGCCAGTTGCGTCGTGGCCGATGTCCGCCGGCGACGCCAAGCAGATACCCCACGACGACACCCACCGCCAGAAGTCCGCAATGGCATGTTTGCGGAGTCGATATTTTCCGCACTTCATCGTGTCGTTGATAAACCACACGCTGAGCATTTCATTACTCGGCATAGCCCCCAAAAACTCGGAATGGTTTCCCAGTTCCATCAGGTCGTTCGGGGCTGGCGTCGCCGTACAGGCGAGTCGATAGGGCGTCTCCGCGAATGCAGAGATAAGCTTCCGCTTAGTGGCCCCCGTGAATGATTTGAGGATGCTCGATTCGTCGAGGACGATGCCAGTGAAACGCGAGCAATCGAATAGATGCAACCGCTCATAATTCGTTACGTTGATACCTTCGATGCACTCGGCTGTGTTGCGGACGTGCTTGATTGGTGTCGCAATCTTAAACTTCGTCGCCTCGCGGATCGTTTGCGGGGCCACTGAAATAGGCGTCAGCAGCAGTACGCTACCATTCGTGCGTTGGCAAACTTGCGATGCCCATTCGAGTTGTTGGGCTGTTTTTCCCATGCCGCAATCCTCGAAGAGTGCGGCCCGTCCGCGACGTAGAGCCCATCGCACGATGTCCTGTTGCCACGGGAATAACAGTGGATTCACGGCGTCCTTGTCGATGTCAAAGCCTGTCGCCGCGAATTCAATCCGCTTGCCGCGAATGAATGTGCGGTAGGCTTTCGGCGTCGTGCGGTCGGCTATCATGTGCATGTGTTACTCGCTTCAAAACCCCGCCGGCATCGCTCCTGCTAGCCGGCGGTTATCCTCGGTCGGCTCCTGCCGGCCGCGTCCGTGTTCACTTCGTCAGCACACGCCGGCCATATTCGGCTATCAGTAATGCGTCAGCGATTGCGTGCGTAATCGCGATGCCAGGAAATAGCTCCTGTGCCTTCGCCTTATTCCTGTTTTTCTTCGCGGTGTCCCCCTTACCAATGCCGCGGGCTTTCGATAGTAGGCTAAATTCCTTTTGCCACTTCTGGGGCGTGACGTAAAGTATTCTGAGTTCGGAAGCTAAGCAGGCCATGTGAAGTTCACCAACGCTGCGACCGAATTTGAATGCAGACACCACGCCCATTTGTGGAGTCGCCCCAACTTTTTCGATGACAGCGATTGCGTCGTGGCCGGCCAAACTGTCGATGAGCCGATAAATATCCAGCGACGTTTCCGGCATCTTTGCAACCATAATTCGCAGCTCGTCATTGATGCTGGCGATGCCGCCTGACTTGCCTGGGTCGATACCAATTACAATCATACTGCGTCCTTTCTCGCCTCCGTCGCTGCCTGGCACACTTGGCAAATCGCGTAGCCAAACACCGTGCTTGGCATGATGCGTTCCCGGTGCCAGTCCTCGAGCGTGAAGTACGCGGCCAGCGGGTGAGCCGGATCGTAACGCAGTGCATAAAGGTGGCCCGCGTGCCGGAGTAACAACAGTTGCCCGGTAGGTTTTTGGGTAATGGTCATATCGCGTCCTGCGGAAAGATTCCTATTTCGCTCGGCTATCTGCCACGTGCTTGCGTAGGTGCGTGAGAGCGGTCATCGCCGTTACGGCGTCCTGCTTGGCGGTGGCGTCGAAGTCGGTCATCGCCAGCAGCAGGGCCAACGCCTTGTCAATCGCCGTAAGGTCGGAAGAGGTGTAATTCAGTTTCTTGGTGCTCAGGTTTAGCGATGGCATAGTACCTCCTAAAAGTAAGATTCTTGTGGTGTGACTGTCGGCCGCATCGGCTCTTGCTGTTCCACGTGCTGCCGGATGTCCGTCAGCAGGGCGTGAAAGCACTCCATCGCGGTTCGCAACTTCTCTGTTTGTTCGTTCGGTTCGACTCGCCGCAACAGCGATGGCAAGCCGGGAAAAAACGCCATAAAATCCCACCACTTGCGGCCGGTCACAATCAGCGACCAATGTATCTGGGGAAGGTATTTAGCGGGGACAGTTCCGCTATACAACCACTCGACGTGCGTCTTGGCAGTGGGGTGTTTTAGTTCAAGTCCGCCATCGTCGCCGACAAGGCCATCGGGACTGCACCCAAACCGGCCGCAATCAGACAGGCAGAATCCGACTTGCGTAACGTCCTCGCCGGTCTGGAACTCGTAATAACTTCTCGCGGCCGGTTCCATGATCGTGCCATTCTTCATCGCGGTTGTGGCGAATTCATCGTGCATACCGTAGTTGTAGTCGTAGGCTTCCCCGATGAGTTCGCAGGCATAGCCACGGGCTTGCGACGACATTTCCCACTTGCCGGGCGTGACGATGCAATCCGCTCGGCTGGCCGTGGCGATGCCCTTGCGGACATCCCACCATTCGGGCGAATACTGAGGGAAGTTGAAAACCTTCATCGCTGCCGTGCCGCCTTATCCTTGAGGAGTTGCAGGGCCTTCGCAAAGTCGCGTTGGGGAATCGCCGCGAAACTATCCACGCCTAATGTTTGGAGGTACTTCGCCTCATTGCTGTTGGTGTTGGCGATCCACTCGCGGAGCGTGGCAATGTCCGCCTCACCGATCGTGTCGCACAACCCAACACCGTCCCTATCCTCATCGCTTACCACGATGTTCAGGGCACACGTCAAAGCGTATCGCTTCGCATACGACAATGCCGCGCCAAGCCGTTGGCTATCATTCACGCGGAGTTGCGTTGGTACCGGCAAGGTGATTGCCGACTCTTCGCAGTGGCGACCATGCCGCACGATACACTTTGCGGTTAGCTTGCCGTCATCCGTCATACCTGCCGTGAAAGAGACAGCTAATCCACACTCGGCAAGGATCGGTTTGACGACGGCCATGATGTCATCGAGGCTGGCATACACTGGCCCTTTGCCGCCACCAAAATCCACCGTTCGCAACTTCTGGATTTGTGGGCACTTCGCTTGGAACTTCGCGACCGCGAAGCCATAGTTTTCCGCGGCTATCCGGTCCTCCCACTCGCGAAGCAACTGCATCCAGGCGTTCGGGTCGCCGCCTGATTCGGCAATCCGTTGAATCACCGCGATAGGTGACGCCTCAACCACGGCGAGTGGTTGCACCACTTGCGTTGCCACGGCGGTTGTCGGTTCGGCAAATAATGTTTCGCTCATCACTTTCACTCCCATTCTGCCAGTAGATGTAACTCGGCGAAGCAGTTCGGGCAGCTCATCCAATCAATCGGCTTGCCATCCTCTTCGTACTGCACCGCGAACGACTCATCGCACTCGGGGCATTGGTACACCCAATCGCGTATGCACTTCACGCGATGTGCTCCTACGTCCTCGGGTGTCGTGCGTTTCGGTTCCGGTATGTCGCTCATGTGTTCACCGCCTTCCTTTCCGACCGGAACCGCAAGAGCCGGTCCCAAAGTTCCACGCTGGCGAGCCGGCGTGGGTCGTCTTTTAGCCAGTCGCAAAACTCGTTTGCTTCGTCGAGCGACTCGAACAGCGGACCAAATAGCATGTCGGTTGTCGTACACAGCAGCCCGCCGTTCACTTCGTCGCGGTAAGGCAGCTTCACCTCTACGGGTTGGCACGCCATGTTAAACCTCGCTTTCCAGTACGATGTGCAACCACGCCACGTAGCCGATGGCTGCCAGAAATAGTGCTAGGTAAATGTTCATGCGTCCTCGAAAAGTGCGGCGGATACTCTCAGCCTGTCGAGCATTTTTTCAGGTCTACCCGGCTATGAGTGTGGCACCGCCGCGGTTAATTGCCGCCCGCCGTCCCGCCCCGTCTATGGCTCGACGTGGGCGGAACGGTTGGGGGGGCAAGGGACTAACTGGTTTGGCACTATTTGCCTTGCATTCGCTTAGTACGTTCGTTTCCAGATTCGGTAAGAGTCTTCGGCTTCTTCCATGTGAACGCGAAAGTTATCTGCCAATGCGTCGTATGTATTGACAATCCAGTCAAACATTTCACGCTCTGGGAAAAACCATTCATTGCCGTCCGCCCGGCGATGTCGCCATTTCTGCTTGAATCGCGATTCCAATTGTTCATCGCCGCACATGGTAGCCAATAACTTGGGATCACACGCGATACGCTTTCCACGTAGATAATCATCGACGTTCTGCGTAGTGAAGCCAATTTTGATAACACGCAGGCCGGGATGTTTTGCGATCAAGGCCGTGTGTGCATAGACGATGCAGGCGCCTTCCGTTTCTCCGAATAACGGTCGGTCGTGACGCACGGCGTTTCCCTTGGCCCTTATCTTGTAGTGACCTTTTCGCACGTCTTCCCACAGACATTGCAGTTCCATGTCCGACTTGCGGACGACGCTGTGATCTAATCCCATTCCAGTTAGCCGAATGTATTCGCGGTTGATTTCGCGTTTCAGAAAGTGGAAGTTCTCAGTCAATAATTTATGAGAGCCGTAAGGCTTTCCCATTGCCTTTCGATAGTTCATCACATTGTCCATTGCTGCTGCTATCGTGTTCATGGTGTCGGGCCACTCCGCGCCATCCGCGCCGTTTTTGTATGAATTCCCATTGCTTAAATGAAAATCTCCCAACGCTGCTTCCGTGACGTTGTTTGCAGTGGACCTGTCGCACGTGTGTTCTTGTTCGCATTGGAGTATCTCTGCGGTCTAGCAGCCACGACTTTTCCGACCGGCTGCCATCCAGCGGCCCGATAGATAGTTCCCTTGTGAACGTCGATTGCCAAGTAACTTATGAGTCGAGTTATGTTCGCAAACTTTGTCTTCACCAATCGCCGCATCACAGACAGCATCCGCGAGGCGGTATTCTTTGGTGCTGCATCCGCAATCGCTAATCGGCGTAACTCGATTGTGTGGCCATCGCATAGTGCCGCTATAATTGGCTGGGTCCAAATTGCAACCGCATACCAGTTGCCGGAAGCTATTGCCCCGTAAGCCACCGTCGTTGTTCCGGCCAGCAAGTTGCCGAGGTCGGTTCTTGGTAACATCGAATGCCAATTCATATTTAGCTCACGGGCAAACCGCAAGTTAATTTCTTCGATTCGCAGCTCAAGCGCCGAGGTCGGAATCGAACCGCCCCTTTCCTCCTGGAAAAGAGGATATGCCGCCACTGCATTTCCGGCGCGTGTTCGCTTCATGCTGTTGCGTCCGTTCGTCATGCCGTGATAATATCACGTTGCGATGTATTTGCAATAGAGAAAACCCACTCAGCGTGATATTTTCTTAGAAAAGTTTCACGCGAATAATAAACTCCATGTATTGCGGTCGTCAGAGAGACTGACCGCTAGGGCTTGTGCCCATTCTGCGTCGCTGGCCTGCCCTTGCCAACACGCTCCCGCTTGTAGCGTGCGATTTCCGTTTTGTGGATTAGCCAATCACGGCCAACGTGCATCGCATCAAGAGCCGGTGTCTTACCGATGGCTGCGTTATAACAGTAACGACGCACAGATTCCGCCGATAGCTTCAACGCTTTAGCGGCTTGCCCACAAGTTAGGTAATCGCTCGTTTCGATGGTTGCCACGCTCATGACTCCTATTATAATATCACTCAGCGTGATTGCAAGTTCGATTCCTGCCGGCCCGGCCAGCAGCGTAGGTTGCAATTCCCCGACCACGTGATTAAGGTCGGGACAGACAATAACCCCCACTGCGGGGCTACCTATAACCGGAGAGGACAGGATTCAAGATCGGCTTATGCCGGTTATTCCAGGAAACGCAGGGCCGCCAAACGCACGGACGTAAGCTAAGTTTTTAGCTATGAGGCGTTCGGTGCAGCTACTCTATGACACGGCCTACGAACCGTTGGCCCTGCGGTCACGACGACCGAATACCAAACGGCTCTACCGCTGCACATTGCGGTATTTCGACCGGTTTTTAGGCCGTAAAGCCACACTGGCCGACCTCAACGATACAACCGTTTCGGCGTTCGCCGCCTGGCGGTTATCGGCCGGTCTCTCCAAATATAGTGTAAATAAAGATTTGTTCAACCTGTTGGCCCTCTGGCGATGGCTGCACAAAAAACATTACCTGACATCGTGGCCGGATGTTGCCTTGGAACGGCCGCCGCTGCGGGTTCCGGTAGCACTCACGCGGGAAGAATTGGCGGCGGTCGTCGAAGCCATCGCTGCCGAACGCCTGCCACCTGGCCCGGCTTTTTGGCTGGCTCTCTTGCTGGTCCTCTGGGATTCCGGCGAACGTATCGCCGCCGTGCTGGGGCTGACGTGGGACCGGGTGGACCTACGGAACGGCTGGGTACGCTTCGCCGCTGAGGACCGGAAGGGAGCCACGGCGGATACCGCCACGCAGATCGCCGCGGATACCGTCGCCGCCCTGAAAGCCATTCGCCGGCGGGAAGGATTGGTATTCCGTTGGCCGTACTCGCGAACCTACCTATTCGCACGGCTGGGCCAAATCATGCTAAGAGCCGGGCTGCCCAACGACCGGCTGCACAAGTTCCACGCCATCCGCAAGAGCGTGGCGAGCTACTATGAGGCGGCTGGCGGCAATGCGACGGAGCTGCTGGGGCACAGCTCCAGGAAAGTCACCAAGGCGTATCTGGACGTTCGCATTGTTGGGAAACCGTCTCCGGTGGGTATTTTGTTTCGGCCGGGTGAGTAGTATAAAGCACTGTTGTCAAACGTGTTGCTGACATTTTTGGAGGATCGTATATGAGTGGGCACGATGGAAATCTGACCTTCGATAGCTGCATTGGCCAACTATCTGCCGTGCTGGGGGTCACAAAAGATTCACCCGATAGTGACATCGAGATTAGTATTGCGGGAGACGACTTCGAGTCGGACGAGGAACGGTATCCGACATATCTTCTCCGTCCCCTCGTGGACGACTTTATTAGCAGCAATATCGGTAGAAGAATCGGTGACAAACGATTCTCAAAGCCAGTGCTTGATAAAGACGTAGAATCGGTTTTGAGGCGACTTGCAACCTATATCACCGAGGCAATTGCGGCGTGCAACTTAGAAGATAGCACTCCATTTGAGATTATTCCGGAGTGACCCTATGTCGCCCCGGCGGCTGAGCAGGTAGCGGTACAGTCTCGACAATAGATTGCGAGGTGATGTATGGCTGATTCTAACGATAGATCGTATGCGATTGCCGGCGTGATTGTCGGCTGCGGCCTAGTAATCTTTTTGCTGTCACTCTACCTCACTGGCAATAACCACGGCAAGTCGCGGGAGACCAACAGCGTTAACACCGCCTACGACGACAACCCTCAACTCCAGGCTGAGCGATTGGCGTTCATCACCAAAATGGAGCAGGCTGGAATCTTCTACAAAGTGGCCCAGCCTGGTGACGTACCACATATTTGGGTACTGCCTAAATTTCAATCGTTGACGTTCGACGATAAGACTGCGGCTGTCATCATCGTGGCCCGCGCATACCGTGCCGACTTCGTGCGATTGCGGGACGCCCATACGGGCAACGATGTCGGGGCGTACTCGCACGCGACGGGGCTATCGCTTGAATGACCTCCACCAGTCGCTAACGCGGTTGAGCCACTCGCGACGAGCATCGCACGAACAGTCTGGCGACAGGCCGAAGATTTGCTTAGCGGCCTGATACCGCTCTTTGGTCACGCCGATAGATTGCAGCAGTGATTCGGTGTAGTCGCCGAGGCCGGGCGGTGGGGCTGGGATCGGCTGGCCGCACTGCCGATAGAGCAACGTGGCATCGGCAATATGAGGGTATATATAACCACAGACGCGACACCGCATCCTGTCGCCATCTTGCCTAAACTGGCAGAGGTTAGCAACTACACCCATCACACCTCATGCTCGCGGTAAGGCTGTAGTCGTCGGTAATAAACTGCAATGTTCCTTGGTCGCGGCAGGTGTTGATCGTCCCAGATGCGTTGGCGATGGGCGTGGATTGCGAACAGATCGTCGGCCAGCCAACATCCACTACGAAACCGGGAGCCGACTGGTCCCAGCAGCCATGCTGGGTGGAGGTTGTCACGACACCATTATGGAAGACATGAGACAGAAACCGCAAAAGCCAGATTGCGTTGTTAGTCGGACCGCAGCCTAGCGTTAAAGTTGCACCGTATAGATAGGTCTGTATGAGGCCGCGAAAATCCGTAGATTCGATATATAGACGCCCAGGATTGCTATAGCTATTTTGCGTGCCAAATAGGATCGTCCCAGAAACACCTGAGACGATATAGGTGCCGTTAGCGGCCGACAAGTATATTGTCTCGGTTCCGCCTACACAATAACAATCATGATCTGATAGTCCGCTCACCGTCAGCGTGATATCAGTGACTTGGGCCACAATCTGCTGACAGGTGCAGCCACATAAGTTGCAACAACCGCAAGGATCAGCAGCCACCATCGGCAGCCATACGCCATTGACTTGCTTGACGAGGGGCTGCTTCGTCGGCGTGCCGTGGATGACTGGCCGCACATCCGGCGGGCGTGGTGGTGGTGTAAAAGGGTCGCGTGCCATTCTCAGCACTCCGCACCGTACCAGTTTATGCCGGCCGGCGTGCTTACGCCTTCTGGCGTGTAAAGCACCTTCTTCGGTGCCCACAAACTGAGGGCCGCCAGATAATCCACCACGTCCACGTACTGGCCCCATACCTTCGCCGTAGCCCACGTACCGCCAGCAACGATGCTATCCTTCGAGTGCAGCCAGATGCGGGCATTGACTTTCACGTCGGCATACTGGTTGGGCGTCTTAAATTCCAGCTTGTCGGCCGGCAGCGGCGAGGTGGTCACGTTGCCATCTTTATCGAGCATCTGCAGATTGTCGTTGAGTAAGACGCACTTGCCAATCGTGACACCGTTTTTGGCTGCCGGGTCAGTCACCCACGCCAGCCGCAGATTTAGTGCGGCCGGTGAGCCACCCCCGCCCGGTCGAGGCCTACGCCCTCGCCGTGGCCGCGGCTGCCAACTGGCCATGTGCTGGTTGCAGACCTGCACGACCAGCCGCTTGAGTTCGTCGTTGAGGACGTGATAGGCCATTACGCCGGGTCGCCTAACGCCGTGGTGTACTCACCCCAGAGCGTGTCTATGAGTCCCTGAATCTGTGTGACCGTATTGGTCGAGCTAACCGACGTGCCATCGTCAAAAACAATCTGGCAACCATCGCTGGTTTCGCGGTAATGTTTTACGTCGACGGCCCGGCAGCCGTAGTCTTTTCCGGTGCTGTCCAAAAATGTTATGTGTGCGAGCTTGTCCATGTTAGGCCAGATTTACCGTGAGATAGTTGTTGTCCGTCGCCCCGAAATTCCAGTCGGAGTTAGGGTCGCCATAGACGGAAAAGGCATTACTCCAAGTGATGCGACGATACGGGTCTTTGATCTTGAAAGGCGGATAAAAGTCGGCGTTAGTGATCGTCACCGCCCCCGCATCATCTGCGGCATTGAACTCGCCACCATTCCGCCAGATTGACAATTGCGAAATGGTCGCGGTAGAGATGTATCGCACAACCCCGCCGTAGATGTTCACGGTTGTGATTGTGCCTGTCTGGTTCTCGATACGCATCTCACCGCCGTAGCAGGCCACAAGCGACACCGCCCCAGTTCCACCGAATACCATCGTCCCCGCTGTTAGTTGTGCCTGTCCGTTCGTGGTGTGGATGGCATTGATGCCGATTGAGTCGCCGCCAGTTTGCTTAACCTGAAGAAACGCACTTGTACCGCCGTCCTGACTCGACCAATCAACCGACCCGCCAAGAATGTTCAGCGTGCTAGTATTGGCCGTGCAGCAGATGTTTAGTGCCTTTTCGCCCACCCGCTCCGCCAACGGCGTGCCCGTGGAGTAGACGATTGGCGAGCACTTGAGTGTGCTGTGCTTGAGATTACACAGCCGGCAGCCCGTGCCATCCTGCCCAAGTCCGAAACGGTGTGCAATGTTTGTACCCGTCCCGGCGTCATCCAAACGCACGTAGCGTTGGCGATACTCTGGATATTCGTAGCCAGTCCCATTGTCGCGGTTAATATATGGCAATCCGATTTCGCCGCCTTCGCTATAACTTTTCCAAACCAGCATGGTGACTTCTAAGCTACCGTTCGGCAAACCATATTTGCATGGGATAGAGCTGTTCCGGAAGTCTACCGTGTCATCGTTGGCCGGCACGCCCGTGGAACCAGTGGTGAGGTCGAGTGAGTCAATCCAGTTATCCACGTTATCCCAGTAGTTCGGCCCCGTGGCGGTTTGTGTCGTACTGCCGGTTGCCGTGCCCGTGCCACCCGTCACTTCCGTTACCGTTACAGTGAACGGCTTGCCAGCGGTATTTCCAATGAGCGTTACCACGCTGCCGGAAACGCTGGCCGTGATTTCCCTAAACTCGCCCCACTGTTGCCCGCCCGCGTTACTGGTTGCGTTGCTGGACGCACTCGTACCGTCGAGGCGGTCCGGCGCCATGAACGCTTCCTTGATTGCCGCCGCCACGGTTGCGGTGGTGGTGGTCGTGCTCCCGCACGTAATAACAAGTTCCTTCTCGTTAATCTTGACCGTGCATGTATCCGCCGCCGCCCACGTGTTAGCGACGGTAATCGTGGTAATCTGCTTGATCGCCGATGCCCGGCCGACCCAATAGCGTGTCGCCATATATCACCTATACCAGTGCCACGAACGGTAGCTGGGTAAAATTTTCTTCTTTGCGTGCCCGTACTTTGCGAACTAATATCGGCTGGTTATCAGGCCGACGTGTGCCGTCGTCATTGACTGGAACTAAGTCTGGGGCTGCCGTTCGCTTATACACACCCGCTTGCCCCGGCTCCTCGTCAAAGCTCGCACTACTCGACTTGGTGAAATAGTGCCTTGCCAACTGCGGTATCGGCTCATCCCACGTTTCATTCTTGGCGGCAATCGCCAACCGCATGCGGGCCTTGTAATAGTTGTACGATCCCTCGGTTACGACCTTGCCTGAACTGACTTCGCGTACCACCACTTGCCGCGGGTCGTATGTTTTGCCCAAAAACGTCCACCCGGAATTATTAACCGCTTGATCCCAGCGTTCGGTGTACTCGGCAATCGAGTAGCCGTATTGCACGTTCCACTCGACGACCATCACCGCACGACTGCGTTCGGATTCCACTAGGTCGTCGTAGAGTCCGTTGACCGGGTTCGTCAGTGCCTTGCCGTCGTACTGCGTTTGGGCCGTGTGCGTAAAGACTTCCCGATCCCACCAGATGACCGGCTTGCGGATTAGTGGATTGCGTTGGGCCATAATCGGCGTGGTCAGCCCCAACGCCGGGTCACCCATTTCGCCTTCCGATGCCGGCTCGTAATTGACGGTCACAAAATATAGGTAGGTCGTTTTAGGAACACGCTCAATTGTGTACGACCGGGCATAACTGTAGGTATCAGTGTCGCCGGCTAGGCTGTAGGTACTCCACAGTGCCGGCAATCCCGCCGCCTGCCCAAGGGAGATTAGCGACTGCGGCCCGTGCATAGTGGACGTGCCGATCTTGTAGCGTTTCTGGTAACTGCCGGCGTTCATGTCGGTGGACGCCTCGCCCACCTTGACCGTACCCATTTGGGTCCAGCCTTCGTCGTCGAGTTGGCAGAATACAACGCTCACCCGGTTACTCCCGCTGCGACCAGTCCGCTACCGCCAGACATCTGCTGCAACAACTGGTTTGTCCGCCGCTGCTCATCCACCTGCATCTTGGTGTTGCGAGGCGTCTGACTATCCCACGAGCGACTCGAACCATACTGGCCACTGGGGCCAGCGTTCGGGGCTGGGTTATATTGCTGTGCCAACTTGTAGCCGCCATATGCCAGCCCGGCCACCGCAAGAACGCCTAGGGCAACTTTTGGGTTGGCCAGTGCATACGCGATAGCTTTCTGAATGTTCAGCATCTTCAAGGCGTGCGTCATAATGTCGATGGCCTTAGCAACGGCGATGATCGTTGGCACGATTGTTATTAGCCCCGCTCCCAACATCGCCACCCACGTGGTCAGTGTTCGATGCTGGTCGATCCACTTCGCCATCGTTGCCAAGTGCGGCGATAGCCAATCGGAGAACTGCACTAAAGCCGGTGTGAGCGCGTTTGCCACTTGATTACGCACGTTCGATAGAACGAACTTCACGCGGTCCCATGCGTCACCGAGATTATCCGCCTGCCCAGCTAACCTCGAGGTCATACCACCGCCAAGTCGGGTAAACTCCGCAGACATTTCCGGCAGTTCATCAATCATCGGCAAGAGCTTCATGCCTTGCTTGCCGAACAACTCTAACGCCTTGCGTGCTCGTGCGGCTGGCGTAGGCAATCGTGCGATGCGGTCCGCCATTTCCGCAAAGCGGTTGGGGTCGATGCCTTGCTTGGCCATCGTCTTGAACGCCATCTGAAGGTTTTCAATGCTCGCCCCGCTTTGCCCGGCCGCATATTGCAACATGGCCAAATTATCGACCGTAACACCGGTAGCTATCGACATATCATGCAATTCCGACCCGGCCGCCTCGAAACCGGTGAGCATTCGCCGCAACCCTTCCAGCCCAGCCCCCATCGCCAGTAGGTTGCCAACGGTCGACGCTTTCTTTACGAACCGCCCCAACGCGGTTTGCGCGGAGTTCAGCCCGGATATAAACTTGTCCGTCGTGGCGACGATATTCACCGCCATTGTGCCGATAACTGCCATCACAACCCCGCTAAACTCTTGAATGTGGTGAGCGAATCGCCTTGCGACGTGTCCTCAATCTCTGGCTCGATTCCCCACGGTCTAACCATGTACATCGCCGCCCATTCGTCGAACTGTTGTGGTTCGATGCTGTTCAACATCGCGTCTACATCCACGGTATGGGCGACGGTACGGGCTAAAAACAACGCAAACTGCCGCCGCCCGTCGCTTCTTAGTTTTTTTCCAGTTCCTCGAGGTCGTTGTCGCTGAACCCGCAATGCTTTTGGATTGCGTCTACCAGTTGGTTAGTACGGCAACTATCCTGCTCGCGTAGTGCGTCGATGTCCGCGTTGGTCAAAAGCGTGTCGCCGTTCTCGTCCACCACACACAGCACGATCAACCGGCATTTGAGGTCGAGCAGCTTGGCGTTCGAGACCTTGCCTTGCTTGTCGCGGATCGACGCTTCGAACTTCGAGCGTTCCAATTCTGTGAGACTGCGAACGCGGAACTTGCCCCAATCGGGAATGTCCACTTCGGCGAATCGCCGCTTCGGGGCTGATAGTATTTGGTCGCGTGTTGCGTAATTACTCATCGTCAACATCCGTTTCGTCGTCGTCTTCCCCCACTAACATTTGGTACAGTTCGCACGTCGCGTGAATTGCTTCGGGCGGTACACCGCGGGCAGCCGTTACCGCGTCGTGAATCGCTTGCTTCTCCGCTGCTGAGATCGTGATATGCGGAAAGAGAGTAATGGCCGCCCCCGGCACGGTTCTAATTTTGGCGACCTCTCGATCATTGAGAATCAATCGCTCAATGCCGGACCACTGCACTTTGGCAGGACCAGTCGCGGTCCCCATCTCGCCGATCAACGGCAGAATCTGAACTCGCATCATGACTCCGTGGTGAAGGTAATTGTGCCCGCCCACTTGAATTTGGCACTCCCCTTTTTCAGTTCGCCAACAGTTGCCGAGGGCGGGTTATACTCGGTGCAAAATGCCGTTCCAACGATGGACGCGCCGTTGCCTGATCCGCTTGATGGTGCGTAGGTGATTGTGGTAGTGTTCGCCGCAGTCGACAAAATACTAAACGTCGTGCTCGTGTTGGTTAGCTGGTCGGCGATAAACTCGACCGTGAATCCGCCGTTATCAGCGAGGTCAGCTGCAATAAACGTCTTGGCACTCGTCGTGGCGAGGTGTGAGGTGTCCAAGGCGTCACGAGTCGCCGGATCGCACGTAATCGACGTAAGGAGCGTGTTCGTGGACCACGTGCTGCCCGCCAGTGTTAGCGTGGCTCCCCTGCCGTCGTCAGCTACAATCGCCATAATATGTCCCCTATGTGAAGTCCGGCGCGTCCGCCGTGTGAATCAACTCGAAATCCATGCTCACTCGTCGCCGGTACGTGTCGCTCGCATCTACGGGAGCAACCGCAATCGGATTGCTCCGTATCATCCGGGCCGTGCCCCGGCAACCCGTGCCGAACGTGCCGCGATAACCACTCAGCCGGTTACGCACCATCTCGGCTATCTCGTTGGCCCGAAAGCTACCACGGTCGCCATCCGTCCACACGTCCAACTGGATGATGGTTTGGTGTACGCCGCCTTCTCCGCTGAGCACGTATTCAGGTTCCCCACTAACAACCCCTAGCACTAAGCAGGGGTATAGTGGTTGTTTCTGGCCCAAGCTGTCGCGAGCCTCCTGCGGAATGTAATCTGGGTACACCCGGTTACTCACGGCGTCCGCGATGTCCGCCGAGCCGGTAAGGTGGTCCGCAATGTCCTTCAACACGAACGTCACAACTTGTAACTAACCTTTTGTTCAGTGATGAATTGTTTCAGGTCGCCCTGGAAGTAGGCCCGCCACACGTCGGCATTCTCGTACAGCGCCCGGCGCAACGGCTTTACGGCTGGTTCTGTCTCAGTGCCGAATTCCACGTAGGCCGGATAGTAATCCTTTTTGGGGGCGGCAAACGTCGCGTTGCCAGCCTTCTTCCGTTGCTTCTGTTGCGCCTGTGCGTACTTGGCAAACAGCACATTACGTGGCGGCATGACTGACACGCCAATGGATTTTCTGCTGCGTTTGTTGGCCTTTACCTTCATGCTTTTGGCTAGTGTGCCGGTGTCGTAAGCTTCCGCTTCGAGGATGTTGACCACTTCGCGGCTGAGTCGCTTGCCGCCCTTACGTAACGCCCCCTTCAGGAACTTGCGTTGCAGTTTGGTGGGCATCGTCCGCAACCTGGCATCAAGTTCCTTGAACCCCGTCACCACCACCATTGAGCTTGCAGATTTGGCCATCTACGCCGCCTCCACGCACACAAACCGCAACTCGCGGTTCTGCTCGCGAATGTTCTGAATTTCCTCAATTTGGTAAGTCTTCTCAGCCCCCGCCGTCGTTGTGGCTCGCACGCGACACGCGGTATTGACGCTGGCTACATCCGGTGTCCACACGGTCCGTAGCCAATGGGTGGCATGCGCCTGCGTCTGTTGCTCTTGTTGCCGCTCTTGCCCGCGTTGTGGTTCCAGGTACACGAACGCTCGCGTCACCACTTCCCACGCTTCCACCTCGCCGATAAAGTGATCGAGCGGTGATGACTGCCGTTCAAACGTGGCTAGGATGTTCGCTCTCACCTGTAGCCCGTCCAATCGACCAGCCCCAAGAGCCGGTCACACGCCTCCCGTGCCGCCTTCTGTTCGCCCTCCGTCCCGGCCCCCCATAGTTCGGTGAGCTTGCACTTTATCGCTTGCACGGCCACGGGCGGAACGCTCGTAAGGTCCGCATACCCAGCGGTGTACGTTACCGTAATGGCATCGTCGCGGGTGTACGTGCTTGGGATCGTGGCGTCGAACTTCCACTCCACGCAGCCGCCATCGTCCGTGCTAAGTTCGACGTAGTAGTTGCTGGCCGCCAACGTCTGGCTAGCGTTCGACGTGTCGTAATAGGTGATTCCACTCACGGCTAAAATTGGCGGAAATGGTAGCTTGAGGTCATCGCACCACCATTCCGCCAATTTCAATGTGCGAGTGGTCGAGGCTCGCAGCGTGCGTGCTGCGAACCTCTCGCAGTAGTCACGTGCGGCCCGCAACAACGACGTCACTTCGTCGTCGAGGTCGCTGGAATACAGCCGCAGGTGACGCTTGGCCTCGTCTAAGGTCAGCAGCTCACCTAGCGGCGCACTCGTAACTACAATCGGGTTGCTCACGGCAGCCCTCCATCACGTTAGATGGTGCCGCTGACCGCTGTGCCAACGGATTCGTAATTGACCGCCGCATGGCCTTCGCCCGTGCCCGTGCCCGTGCCGTGCGTAACCGGCATTTCCTTCGGCTCGGACAGGATGACGAACGCCTCCTCAGCAACCGCGTTCGTTGCATCCTTGTTGACGACCAGTTGGCAGTACCGCTTAATGGGAGTCACATTTCCGATTATGAACACCTGCCCATCATCATCATCCGCAACCGTCTGCGAAGTCGTCGCCACGTTCGCCCCGGTGTTGAGCGTGTTGGCATCGTCCACCGCATCCGAGTGCGTAAGGTAAATATTGGTGACGGCGTTCGTGGTGATTGCCGAGAACGAAACGATAACGTCAATCTTGCCGTACCCAGCGGTGTCAATGACACCACTGGTACGGTCTGCTGTTCCAGACGCATAGTTCAGAATTTTCACGAACTTGGCGTCTCGTACTAAGGTCCGATAGTCCATTATTGAGGTCTCCAAATGGAGGTTATTGGTCAGAAAACAAACGATTAGCTGTGGGTCGAAACGCCAACAATCGCACCCGCGACGGCTGTCGTGCCTTCCTCATGGCAGTGGATGTCATATCTCGTCGTCGCACGAACCGCGATTTGGTCCGTGTTGAAAGCGTAGTGCGGCGAAACCGCCACGCTGATGCCACCGCGGCTGCCGAGAATCACGGCGTTTTGGAACGCCCCGAAAATGGCCCCGACCGTCGAAACGGCCGTGGTCGTCGGCATCCGGTCCGAAACAACAACCGGATAACCCAAGAAGGTTCCGGCGTTGATCCCGCCCGTTACGTCGGCAGCAATCGCACCACCCTGAGCTAAGCTCAAGCGGTCCATCACTTGCCACTTGTAAGGAGCGGAGCACAGCCACGCGAGCGGCAAGCCGCGGTACTTGTCGGCAAGCAAACTCATACCGGCAAGGTGGGTGGCAATCGTCAACTCGCTCCATTCGTCCTCGTCGGCGGTTGGGGTGTAGACTGTGGCTGTCGCCGCAACTACCGCCGTCTTGACGCCGATGACGCCGCCATAGGTCGAGGTTCCGTCACCGATGACGAATTCCTTGTCCTCCTGCAACGCGAATTGATGGCCCATGTCCATCGCCAGCAGGTCCATGACGCTAACGGCCGCATCATCGTTGAGTTCGCTCGAAACGTAGGCCAAGATGGCCCGCTTCTTCGCGCTCAACGTGTAGCGGCTGAAGTTGGCATCACTCGCGGTGATCGCCCCTTCTTCGCCCGGATAGTAAACCGTCGTGCCGCTGGTTTGCTTGACGCCCGTCCAGGTGTCGCTGGTCATCGAAATGACCCGTGCCAGCCGGCGGGACACGCCAACTTGCTCGCGATAGACCACGACCGCATTTTCAAACGCCGGTGGCACCAAGTAGCCACCGTCCGTTGGCGTGGTCTCGTTCTGCGTCGCAAACCACTCTTGGCCGCGACGAGCAAGCAGCTTCTCGTGAGCAGCCTGCCCTTCGGCGTGTCGCGGCGTGTGGGAAAGCAGCAAGCTCTTGAACCACAACGCGGAATCATACGCATCACGCAAGGCTTGCTCTTTGTTGCCGTTGCCGGTGAAGGCTTTCAGTGTCGGGTTGATTACCCGCACATTGGCCGGCAAAGCAGGCAGAGCGGCCGCAGCACCGTTGCGGTCGAACACCGGCTCAGGCGTCGCCATGTTGGCCGCCCGCAACGCACGCAGCCGAGTCTCTTCCTCCTCACGGGTGAGGACTGCTTGCAACTCGACTTGCTTCTTAGCAATTTCTCCCGTGTCCTTGTGCATGATGGCAGTCCACTCGGTCTGCTCATCGGCCGTCAGTTCACGGCCTTCCTTTTCGGCGATGTTTACCAGAGCTTCGGCCTTATCCGTCAGCTCGGCAATCTGCGCCTTGATGATGTCTGACTTTTTCACTTCTCGATCCTCGCTGTTTGGCCAGCGAGGGGAAGCGCAAAGAAAAACGCAGAGACTCGCTGGCGTGATGGGAAATCACGCGAGCAGGTATCTGCGCTAAACAGGGCAAATGCCGTGCTATGTAGACAACCGGCCGCTAAAGAGGGGCAGAGTGGTTGCCGCTACTGGAATCCTAACTAATCAGTGGACAAACGTCAAGACGCTAGCCGAGCCAACGCCACGCGGTACGCCTTAAGGTTTACCTTGGGCGGCGTTGGCGTCATCGCCGCCTTCAACAGTGCCGCTGGGGTACGGCGGTAATGGAATAGCTCTGGATCGACGAACGCCGCAACCTTTTCTTCGCCGCCAATCCCATCAGCCATGCCGGCCCCCACAGCTTCGTCGGCCGTGTACCACGTCTCTGCAGCCATCGCCGCCGTGATCTCGTCCGCCGACTTGCCTGTTCGCTTGCCGTAAATCGCCACGAGCGAATCGCGGTACTTGTCCGCGACTTCCGCCGCCTTTCGCATGGCGTTTCCGTCGCCGATAGCAACTGTCCAGGGATTATGAATCATCATCATCGCCCCACTGGCCATCTCGATTCGCTGGCCGACCATCGCCACCACGCTGGCCGCACTGGCTGCCACGCCATCGACCTTCACCGTTTTGGCCGCGTCGTACTCGTTAAGTAGCGTATGAATGGCCACCGCATCGTCCACCATGCCGCCCGGCGAGTTGATTCGCACGGTAAGCCGGTCGATTCCACGCAACGCCTGAAGCCTGTCTCGCACACCCTTCGCGGTGACCGCATCTGGGCCGAACATCTCGCCGATTGCGTCGTAAATCCACAACGTCGCTTCGCCGTCTTTCGCCTCAAACCGTAACATCGTCTGCCCCCTTCTTTTGGCCAATGGCCTCTAGGTAGTGTTCGTCCGTATCCCAGCCGCCGCCGTTCTGGTCGCACGTAAACGTCCAGCGGCCAAAGTGTTCTAAGCGTACCGCGGTTGTGCCGCCTACCGATACATAGTTGCGGCCGCACCAATGCCCGAAATTCCAGTCTTCCGGCATCACGTCGATACTCCATTCGGCGTTGTCGATGGTTTTAATTTGGTCGTTGATCGTAAAGCCAGTGAACTTCTTAAACCACGTATCCGCCCGAAACATCAGGCAGCCCGTGTTCGGTAGTAACCGCTTGGCGTTCGGGTCGATATGCTCGCGGACATCCTCGATGGTAAATGTTTCTGGTAGCTTCGCCAGTTCCTTGACGGTTAGCCGACGCACCGGTGCGTACTGGTCGTCCCAATAAGCAATCGCCGTACTGGTCAGCCGTCGCCCGTCTTTAATCGGAGCTGTCGCGTGAATAACATCGCACGTGCCGGCGTCTAGGATGTCCATCATCACGTCAAGAAACCCATTAGGGGCTGCCAAGTCGCCGTGCAGCATGGCAAAGTAGTCGTACTTATTCGTCAGGCAATACACCGCCCCTTGGTTGAACGCATGGGCCAGCAACGAACAACAGGGCCGCATCAGGCCGAGCTTGACCGCATCACGCCGCGTCGTCGCCATTTGGGCCGCGTGATACGATTCCGGTTCGATACCGCCATATCCGGGCTGCACTAAAAGAACACGCTTCACGGTCGTACTACTCCAATCGTTCCATGCCTGCTAATCAGTGTGGCACCACCCGCAATGTATTCATCGACCGCTTTAGTTACGGCAGCATCCCACCGCCCGTCGTGTTCGTTTGGCATCAAGCGGTAGTCGTGAAAAAGTATCACGCCGTTGGCCGCCAGCACACGCTCCGCTATTGCGATGTCACTAAGCACTGCCGCGTACTGATGGTTGCCGTCAATGAACACCACGTCGAACGCCGGGCCGCTGTATGTCGCCGCCCATTCGTCCGACGTCGCACGCACAACCTCCACGTTATTGCACTGGTAACGTGCTAAGTTGGCCTTGCACGTCATGTAGGTATCTCGCGGCATCGTAGTTGTCTTTAGCCCGCTGTGCGGATCGACCGCCACTACGGATATCGCCGCTTGTGCAATGCACACTGTAGATCGACCGCAATAACTACCGATTTCCAGCACACGCTTGTACTCACACAACGTCCGCAACGCCACGCCTTCCGTTTCGCTCAACCATCCGGCGATGTCGGCTGGAAAGGTCCAGTGTATTATCTTGCCCGCGACTGCCATTGGTCACACTCCGTCTTGACAGCCTCGGCTAGCCGCTCTTTCGTGGTTTGCTTGCCGACCGCCGCTAACAGCCGCTGCGATTCTGCGGCATGGATGCTCGACCACATTACGCAATCAAAGTCGCTTCCGGTTGTCGCCTGAATGAAATTAGCCAATGGTGCCAGTTCCTTCGCCACCAGCTTGAAGAAACCGCCGTCCAACCCGTAGTACGTGTCGCACCACGTGCTAAAGTCTTTGCTGGCCGCACCCCGACACACGGCATTGGCTTCGGTCTTAATCACGTGCGTGATCGTGGAATCCAACAACTCCATCGCCATTGCTCCCGGTGGTCTACCGCCTTGGTTGTCCGCGTCGTTCGCCGCCTTCTTATCCACCGGGTCGATTGCCGGATTGCCGAACTCGTCGCCGCCGTCGTAGGGTTCCATGTCCTCGCGTT